AGGGAGTTTCCAGATGTGCACAACACGTGCCTTGCAAAGTTGGCAACCTTCATGGATGACAACTGGAAGAACCTGCAATGGGATATGGATAGGCGTTATGTGAAAGCCAAAACAGTTGCAATGGTAGAAAACTATAAGGACATTGTTCGTGGTGGACAACAGGAATACTTTGCCAACCTTACAGGCAGCAGTTGTGTGTATTCTAATTTCCGTAGATTGTGGCAGGAAGTGATTAACAAATACAAATACTTTGGGCGGTTGTCCACGTTTTCTTATCTTGAATACTTGCGTATTGGTGGCGTTGCCATAGATTGTGATTCATTATTTATTGATGATATAAATGGTTCAAAGAGCCACAGGAATGGAATATGTAAAGTGATGGGGCGAGATGATTATGATTGGACAAAGGAAAACGAAGTTAAGTACACAGCAGATAATTTATTGCAGATAGAAAAGTGGGGCAGCGAACTACTTGAAGAAGCAAGAAAACGAATTGACCACAGCGATGTTAGTTACTTCACACTGGAAACCACGCTGTGCTGTTACAAGGGTTGGCATCGTGTAAACAGAAGGTATCCCAATGTGTACAACGACATGTTCGCAGAAAGAATATTGTGGAGTGAAAAGCATACAGGCGATAAAGATTTAGAAATGTTCTGGTCAATGAGAAGGAGTTTCTTGCCAAAGCATTTAAGGTTAGAAGATAATTCAAATGACGTTGGTCTTAAACCATTAAAGCAGAACCATTATAGAAATACAGGTGAAGTAATTATGATGCACAAAGATTGGGATTGTTTTAATAATACGTACAACGCTTCTTTGGAAACACCATGTTCAGCGTTGGGTTAATTGGTGAACCTGCTGTTGGCAAGACAACAGCAATTCGGGAGTTGATAGATGGGATGCACTTCACACAACACAAACTTGGTACGGCACGTTGGATGCAGTGTGAAGAACAAGAGTTGATTCTGATTGGTACGTATGTTGGGCATACCTTTGATGGAACAGATAGGTTGAGCATGTCATGTTATTCCGATTTGGAAACCATGTTGCAATACTTTCAACAATCAGATTCGTTGTGCTCTTATGGTATTCTGTGGGAAGGCGACAGGTTGGCAAGGAAGCGTTGGTTGGGTGCGTTGGCATTCCACGGATACCATTTATTGTTGCTGCACCTTGTTGCAGATTTGAAAACGGTAGAACAAAGACGTTGCAACAGGGGAACAAAACAAAACGAAACATGGGTAACTGGAAGAAGGAATCTTTGTAAGAAATTAGCAAAAGAACATAAAGCAACCCATGTAATTATGGACGAAGATTATTTTAAGGTGGCAGAGGAACTGTTAATGGATAAGGATGTTGGTGTTGTGGTCAACCGCAACTACCTGCAAGAGAAGATTAAAAAACACTTGGGAATGGAGATATAAATGGGCAGACGAGGAACAAAACCAACACCAACAAACGTGCTGAAGTTGCGTGGCAGTTGGCGTGGTGAGATAAACAAACATGAACCACAACCAGAAGCAGCACCACCACCAATGCCAACACAACTTGATGGCATGGCAAAAGAGTGTTGGGAACAACTTGTGCCCATGCTTGCAGACATGAAAGTGCTAACAGTTGCAGATGGCATTGCGTTGTACTTGCTTGCAGAAACATACGCAACGTGGCGAAGGGCAGACGACATGATTAAGAAACACGGTGATGTGTACCCAATAAGAACGCAAGATGGCAAAGAGGTTAAATACTTGCAACAATCACCCTATGTTGCAATCGCAAGAAACTCAGGCAAGGCGTTGAAAGATTTGCTGTGTGAGTTTGGCTTAACACCATCGGCACGCAGCAGGGTACAAACAACTGATGACAAACAAAGCAAGCAGCAAGACGAACGTATGAAGTATCTTGGTGGATGACAGACAAGGAAATTAGTTTACTGCTCCCCGACTATGACCCAAACGTGCAAAGTTTAGAAAGCACATTTGGTGCAGACGAGGCAATGCACGCAGTTGATTTTTTTAACTTGTTTCTGAAACACCACAAGGGGAAGTGGGCAGGTGAAAAGTTTGTACTATCCGATTGGCAAATATCTGTGGTGGCAAACTTGTTTGGTTGGATTCGACCAGACGGAACAAGGCGTTACCGTTCATCGTTAATAGAGTTGCCAAGAAAATCGGGGAAGTCACATTTGGCAGCAGGTCTAGCGTTGTACTGTCTGGTGTCAGATAACGAGCAAGGGGCAGAAGTTTACACCGCAGCAGCCGACCGTGACCAAGCCAACATTGTGTTCGGCATTGCAAAGCGTTTTGTAGAAGCAGATGAATACCTAGCCAAGCATTGCAAAATCTATCGCAACGCAATTGTTGTACCAAGCACAGGTTCAACAATGAAGGCACTTGCATCTGATTCAAGAACGGCACATGGATTGAATGCTAGTGCCGTAATAGCGGATGAGTTGCACGTATGGACAAAACCTGATGCAAGAGATTTGTACGAAGCACTAATTACTTCCCAAGGTGCAAGAAGGCAACCACTGAACATTGCAATTACCACAGCAGGAACAGCAGAACCAACTTTGTGGCGTGACTTGCATAACTATGCACGCCAAGTGCAAGACGGCACGGTTGTTGATAGTGCATTCATGCCTGCAATATGGGCAGCCAAGAAAGAAGAACAATGGGATGACCCTGAAGTATGGGCACGTTGCAATCCTTCGCTTGGGACAACTGTTTCTGTTGAGTTTTACGAACAGGAATGTACAAAAGCCAAGGCACTTCCAAGTTATCAAAACGCATTCAGGCGGTTGTACTTGAACCAACCAACCGAACAACTAAACAGGTGGATTTCAATGGAAGCGTGGGATTCTTGCGAACAGCCATACACAGCAGAAGAATTGCATGGGCGTGCATGTTACGCAGGGCTAGACCTATCTTCCACGCTTGATTTAACTGCACTGGTGTTGGTGTTTCCACGCACGGAAGATGAAGGTGGTGGCTTTGATTTATTGCCGTATTTCTTTGTCCCGAATGAAAACATTGCCAAACGCCAACATGATGATG